CGCAGGCCCGCCCGCAGGCAGGACCGACCGCAGGCCAGACCACGGAACGGGTTGGCCCCCGGCCTTGTCCTACTATACCCTATACTATTTCCCCCCACCAAACACCACTTTCACAACTTCATCAAAACCCAATTTCTACCAACACGCAACGGGTTGCACCCCCGTCATTCGATATGTAAGTACCCGTGAAAAAACTTTTGATACGCCCACTTAGTTACACTATATAACATCTCTTATCATTTTATTCCAATAGTCTGAGCTAAAACACAGGTATATAGCCGCTTTAGGCATTGCATACGTGCTAACAAAAATATTGTATGATGGTATCAAGATTTTACACTTTTTTTGTATTGTGAAAAGAGGAACGCCGTGCGTGATAAATTGATAAAAAATACTTCGTACATAGACCCTAATACCGGGGAGACATTTACAAAGAAGTCTGTGGTTGATAAACAATTTGACAGCGAAGAAGGGTATTTGTTTTGGAACCGTAAACAGCACGTCAAGATATTTGCGGACAGAAAATTACCAGATATGTTTACATGGTCTGAAAAAGGACGTATAGACGAATTGAAGCGGTTCATGCTTAAAAACAATCAACTTCTTGTTTACCGAAGCGGAAACGTGTTAAAGCCGCTGTCAACTCACGACATAGGGCGTGTTCTTAAAATGTCTGACCGGCAGGCAAGGGCTCTTGTGAATAAGTGTAAAAAGCACTGCATTATTAAGGAAATAGAGATAGACGGCATCGTGTATTTTGCATTCAACCCCGTTTATGGCTTAAAGAGTAAGCGCATATCGCTGATGATGTACCTGATTTTTCAGGAACAATTAAGAACGGAATTGCCGCGATGGGTAGTAGATAAGTTTGCGGAACAGGCAGAGGAATTAAAGCCTGTTATGAAAATAATCAAATAGGAGGTTAATATGGACGCTAAAAAATCGCTATTCAAAAATCGAAGAACTTTCCGATCAAGGGAGATTGCAAAATAAACCGTACCCCCATGTTACCCTAAACACAGGTGATGTTATGACATTAGAACAAGAAGCCCTTAAACTTCTAAATAGCGGAAAATTAAGCAAGCGTGAACAGCGCAGCATGCTCGATCTACTGGAAAAAAGGGCAATTATACGGGCAAGGCATGATTATTATTCATATGTTGAATACGTCCACGGCGATATGTATAAATATACACGCCATGGTAAATTCATATGCGACGTTATCAACGAAGCCATAAATAAGCGGCAGGATATGGTGGACGGGAAGATACCGCAGGAAAACCAATACATAATTCTGTCAATTCCTCCCCGACATGGGAAGTCAATGAACGTCACAGAAACCCTGCCATCATATTTTTTAGGGCGTTTTTCTAACGACAGAGTGGCTATGGTTGCATACGGAGACGACCTTGTAACGGACTTTTCAAGAAAGAATAGAGATAAGGTAGACCAATACGGTAAAGAATTATTTGAGATAGAACTCGATCCAAACACCCGAAGTGTAACAGATTGGAACATCAAGGGAACCCGTGGCGGTTCAATCGCCCGTGGTATTACTGCCGGAATAACTGGTAAAGGTTCAAACCTAATGATTATCGACGACCCCGTTAAAAACGACGAGGACGCCAATTCAGAAGTGCAGAGGGAAAAGATATGGAGAGAGTGGCTATACTCAGTCAAAAGCCGTATAGAACCCCCGGGGATATGTATTGTCATTATGACACGTTGGCACGAAGACGATCTTGTAGGGCGGTTACTGAACCCCGAATACGGAGAACCATTACCGTGGAAAGTAATCAACCTTCCTCTTGAAGCGGAAGAAAATGACCTATTAGGCAGGAAGATAGGTGAACCTTTATGGCCTGAAAAATACGGCTATGACTTCATTCGTGAAATCAAGCAATTCCCTTCCCTGTTTAATTCCCTGTACCAGGGCAGACCAACAAGCATGGAAGGGAATATGCTGAAGCGGACATGGTGGCGGTATTACGACATTCTCCCACAAATGCAGTACAAGGTAATCAGTATAGATGCAGCTTTTAAGGATGGCGAGAAAAACGACTTTGTTTCTATCCAGGTGTGGGGCAAAACGGGCGCAAATATGTACCTGATTGACCGCCACAAGGCAAGAATGGACTTCCCTACAACCCTTGTTGCAATCAAAAATATGCTGAAAAAGCACAAAGACACAACCTGTATTCTGATAGAGGACAAGGCCAACGGGAGTGCGCTCATAAGTATGCTGAAAAAAGAAATTAGCGGGGTTATTGCAGTAAATCCCGAGGGTGGGAAAGTGTCAAGGGTAAATGCCGTTGCCCCGCATATTGAAGCCGGGAACGTGTTTCTGCCCCGCCAAACAATAGCCCCATGGGTAGGTGACTTCGTGGAAGAATGCGCGTCCTTTCCAAAAGGCAAGCATGACGACGATGTGGATAGCATGAGTCAAGCTATTACAAAGCTGGTTTATTTTTACTCAGATATACCAAACAGACCAATACCCCCGGGGAAATTTTACAGCAAAGAAGAGCTGAAAGACTTAGGCTATTCACAAATGAAGGTAGCCCGACCGGGTAAAGTCGTAGGAAAGAAGGTAGGATGATGGATATTTTTATTGGCGGTTTATTGGTGGTTGCCGGGTATTTGCTTTGCTATTTCACCAAAGTACAAGCGAAGCCAGCACCACGTAGACCCCTTGTGGTTGAGAGGGCGGTTCCGAGTTTTAAAAACCCCCTAAAGCCCTATGAGAAAGTGACCTATGAAAACGGATATAAAAAAATCCGCAATGCAGACGGACTATTAAACCCCACAATGCCAAAGAAAAGGGATGTGAAAGTAGATGGAAGAAAAGGCTAAAGACTATTTTGAGCGAATGAAAAGCGAACTCATGACCGAGGAACAGCGGGAGTTGGGCGAAAGAATGCTTAAATACTACCGCGATTCGTGGCATGACAAGGACAACCGGGGGCTATTTGATACATGGCAGGAATGTGAGAGGTATTGGGAGGGTAACGTAAACGAACCTGAATATGAGGACGACCCCGCTTCCAACACCAATATTGTTCATCCCCATATCGAGGGGCAAGTTGTTCTGATGGTGGACAAACACACCACAATAGAACCGTATGCCATAAGACCATCAGCAAGACCCTTTTTAAACGCTTCAAGGGTGATGTTGAACTGGATTAAGGAAAACAATAAGCACAGGCAGAAGATGGACGTAACCGCACGGAGGCTTGTCAAATTCGGTACAGCAGTTATATGGGTGCTATTCAACCCCGATTACATGGACGGGTTCGGGCTTCCTGAATACGAATCTTCCCACCCTGCTTACACCTTCTTTGATAAGGATGTTGTGGATATTTACCATGTGCAGGACGGGAAATACGCAGGAATGATTCTGACAAAGCCTATCGCGTGGGCAAAGCGGAAATTCGGTGATGTTGCCGATGCCATAGCACCAGGGTATAACCCGACCGAGGATGCACAGCTTTTTGGCGAAGGTGACGGGAACGCAACCGACAGCGGAATGTATATCCACATTATCATGTTTGAAAAAACCGGGGATGAACTGCGATTTGTAGAAATGTCCGGGGATGGCGTAATTCTATATGACAGCAAGGAGTGGAAGAAATACACTCATGTCCGCCCGACAAAGCCATATTTCCCAAATGATATGCGAACCGGCAAACCTTTGTTCCCCGTATTCGCCGCCCCTGACTATTTTAGAGAAGGTACACCGTGGGGAAAATCCGATGCGGAATTATCCCTCGAACTGCAAGACCAACTGAATGACTATGACGACCAGATCCGAAGCAACGCCAGACTGACCGGAAACCCGCAGAAATTCATTGACATATCTTCCGGTGTTGACCCTGAAATGTGGACGAACCAAAGAGGGCTTGTGCTGCCTGTCAATGGCGGCAAGGAATCTGTGGGATATATCCAGCCCCCGCAGATGGTTGCAGAAATCCCAAACCGCAGAGACAGGATAATGGACAGGGATATTTCAAAAGTAACCCGATTTAGTGACCAAATGATGGGGAACAGAATTAAAGGCGTGGACACGGCGACTGAAGCCTTGTCTTTGCAGCAATCGGGCATGGGAGCCATTGACTACAAAAAGACGATTCTTGAAGATTTATTCGGACAAGTCTTTGAATACTGCCTTGCTCTGGCGGTTCATTACTGGAAGGAAGAACAGTATTTCTACCTTCTGGAAACCGATGAATACGTATACTTCAGGGCATCATTACTCGAATCCGTACCCAAACTTATCCGGGCAAACCAGCCCTTTATTAAGGAGTTTAAACGGAAAAACCCCAATGAACCTGTGCCCGAGTTCATGGAAGCGACAGACAAAAACGGCAAAACAATTATGGAAAAAGCCATGATAGGTGTTAAGGTGAGAATGGGCGCAGGAATCCCGCAAAATGAAGCATTCAAGTACGGAGCTGTAAAAGAAGCAAGGGCAATGGGGGATCTTACCCCTGAAGAACATAGGGAGTACCTGAAAGAAAAGGTTGGTCTTGACCTTCCTGAACCGCAGGGGAACCCAATGATTCAGCAACAACCCGGAATGCCTATGGGCGGTATGCCGCAGGGAACACCAACCCAAGACATTAACCCATCGGTGCAAGGGCTAACAGCGAACGGTAATCCAAAAAAACCGCAAAGCATAGCAAAGGGAGGTATTGACAGTGTTGCAAGAGCGTTCAGGCGATAGTGGTAAATTTAAAGTGTGGCAGGAACATTCCGTCAA